TCTTAAGATACCATCTACATTTGCAAACGATCTAAATCTTGCTGATCCTGTAACATCAAGAGTACCATCAGTTGTAATGTTACCAGTCTGTGCATCAATAGAAGCATTGACGGTTGAGTTACCTACAAAGATGTCATCTTGGAATTCTGATGTGCTTTGAACGAGCAATGTGCTCTCTAATGTAGTTGCGTCTGCAACGCTTAGTGCATCATTAAGGTCTGTGTTACCTGCAACTGTTAGCGTTCCATCTGTATCAATATTACCTGTCTGTGCATCAATTGCTACGTTTACTGTAGAGTTACCAACATAGATATCATCTTGGAACTCAGATGTGCCTTGTACTTGCAATGTGCTTTCTAAAGTAGTTGCACCTGCTACATCTAATGTATTGTTGAGGTCTGATGCACCTGCAACAGTTAATGTTCCATCTGTATCGATGTTTCCTTCTGTGGAGATGTGAGCGTTTGCTGTAGAGTTACCGACTGTTAGAGAACCATCTACTTGAGCGGATCCATCTACATTGACGTCGGAATCAAAGTCAGCGTCTTCTTGTACGTTAAGTTTGTCAGTTAAAACTGTGTTAGAGTTAACTGTAAGTAAATCTGAATTAGCGTCACCAATTGTAACGCCTGTGCTTGTCATGTTTACATTAGCTGCTGTAATGTATACGTTTGATCCTGTGATTGCTACATTAGAAGATGTGTTTAGGTTAGCGCCTGTAATGTCTACGTTAGCTGCAATGTTTGCATTTGTAGCTGTGCTTGATACGACTACGTTTGAGTCAATATTAAACTCACCATTTTCTATAAATGTGTTTGCTGCAGTAATTGTTACTAATGCTGCATCTACATCTACGTTACTGTTGATGTCATTTAATGTTGCATTAGATTGTAGCAAGGATGCTGAGCTGTTTATGATTACTTGATCTGCTCCAATATTCAAATCTTCTGCAGCATCTGTAATATTAATGTTAGCTGTGAATACCGTATTGGCATCTACGTTTAGTTCTGCGCCATTGATGTGAGTGTTAGTACCGTTAATATAAACATTGGCAGCATCAATTGCAACATTGCTGTTGAAGTCGTTAAGCGTAGCATTAGACTGCAGCAATGAAGCTGAAGAGTTGATTATGACCTGGTCGGATCCGATGTTTAAGTCTTCACTGTCTGCAGTGATGTTAATGTTAGCTGTAAACACAGTATTAGAATCAATGTTTGTTTCTGTACCAGTGATTGCTAAGTTTGTAGACGTAATGTCTGTTAGGGCATTGTCGATATCAACGTTAGCATTGATATCTGTGTTAGAGTTAAACTTGTTGACGGTAGCATTAGATTCAAACACGTCTGCAGTAGTATTGATTGTTACATGAGATACTGTAGAGTTAGATGTAAATTGAATACCAGCGTTTACTATGTAAACATTTGCCTCTGCATTAATGATTGCTGAGTTAGATCCATCGTCAATGAATACTGTATTTGTATGAATAGTTAAATTAGCAGCAGGAGCTCTTGTACCGTAGTGAGTTGCGTTACCAGTAGCACCGGCAATACCATCAAAAATAATTACTGTGTTAGCACCAAAGTATCCGTTTACATGAGCGTTACCAATTGTCTCTGCACCTTGAGTGTTTCCTGCTGGTGCAGTGGTAACCACATACTTTTCCATATCGTATGTGATTCTATTCGTAAGGTCTACCCACTCCCTAAATGTATCTGAGGACGGTGTTATGTTAGCACTTGTGTAACTATTACTGGCCATTTACTTTCCCTAGGTTCTGCAACATTTGCTTAATTTCACCAATGTCATTTTTCAGATTATCTATTTCACCACATAGATTATCTACTCTACTATTCTGCTTGCGTCTTTCTTTATACTGCTGATACGCTGCCACATCATTATTTATAAGTGCCATGCTTGATGGATCCCTCAGGAACCTTTGATCTTCTGTTTCAATTAGTGTCTTCTTTGCCATTATAAACTCACCGCTATTGCTCTGTAATCTTGCAAGTATGGATTGAAAGAAGTGGTGTCTGCTTTCATCACAATCTTGATTGCAAGTATCTTATATCCTGTGTACCTAACGTTGTCGGAATCATAGTAAGTTGAGATAAATCTATCAGTAGATGCTCCAATGTTTGGATCTCTAAACACCTGGTTTAGATGTGAGCTATCTACTTTCTTAACTATTGATCCGTCTGTAGCAAATGTAGCACCGTCTGCAACTGTCATTTCAGTATCACTAGTAACCTCTGTTACTGTGCTGATAAAGTAATCTGTCTGGTCATCTAGCGATGTGTTAACAATAATCACTCTATCTCCTGCAGAGAAATCTGAACTGTATGTTGTACCAGATCCTGTAATTGTTGTGTTACCAATTACGTCTACGATTGCTTTGCCAGATAACTCTGTTGAATCTGGTGCATCTGCAAATTCAAATTCGTACTCTACAACATCTAATCTATTTTTAGTGCTGCTAATCTTGTCTTTGTTTAATCCAACTCTTTGTAGTTTAGACCAATTCTTGTCATCAAAGTCTTGTGGATCTTCAGCAGCTAATACTTTAGCATATACTTCAATATCTGTGTTTGCTGGCTTGTAAGCATTTACGAATACTTTAATGTCTTCAGCATCGAGACCTTCTGCAAGCTCTACTCTTCTTGATACGTACTTACAAGTTGCATTTCCTTCATCACCAAGGTGCTCATTTGTGCTATCATTGTTAATGATGTTCTCATATATGAACAATTCTTGTGCCTGTAGATCAACACAGCCACCTAAGTTAAAGTTTCTAGATGAGAGTTTGTGATTGACCTCAATTGACTTATTACCAGAATTGTTTACAATCTCATTAGACCTACTCATGATCTTAATTGGTCCAGGACTGTAGAATCTATCTACGTGCTCAAACTTAGTGTGAGCTTGGTCGCCAGATGAGCCATTCTTCTTAGCTTTGATTGAAGAGTCGCAGAATGTTCCGTCTGGAACATTTCTATACATTCTTGGTTCAAAGTAACTTATGTTGGTATCAACTACCTCGTTGATTGTTGCATTAGCAAGCGACTCAGTACCAATAATTACTGCAGTGTTTTGGAATAAGAATGTGCTGTTTGTTGCACTACTGTCGGTTACCATGATTGTGCTTGTATTGGCATCAATCTGTACCATTTCAGCACATGGTGTAAAGATAACATTAGCAGTTGCATTAGAGAATGTTGGTGCACCTCTTAATATAATCTGCGAACTGTTTGCAATAGAATCTACTTCTACTACATCAAATGTAGTAGCGTTTGAAGTAAGAACAATTCTATCACCAGCAGCAATTCCTAATGTTGTAAAGTTAATTGGATTGGAAGTTGTTGATTTAAGTGTGCTGTTACCTTTGTTTACTATAACACCACCTGTTGCATTTGCTGCATTTACAAACACTTCTTCACCTGGAGTAAAGGATCCATTAATGTTTGAAGTATTAGATTGCAAGAATTCCAAGTCTTCGTTTTCTAAAGTTACGTCAGCACTTCTAGTGCTAAATCTTGCTGCTTTAATTTGGAATTTAAGATCCTCATCTACAAACTCTGTCCAAGTTCTATTATTTGTTGATAGGAACATAGTACCTGTTCCCCAGTCTTGGTTGTTTACAATATTTGTGTTGAGATCTTTCTCACCAGCTTTTGCTGTGTATACTTCATACTCTGGACTGTTACCGTCAGGAAGAATTACAACACAATATTCTGTATCAGCATTAACTTGTACAGGTGAAGTAAATTCAAATGTTGTTTTTGTTGTTCCAGTTGTTGAAGTGTTAACTCTTGACGCGTCAAGGTGCGTTCTACTGAATGGAAGAACACCCTTACCAGGTACTCCATTAACAGTCTCTCTAACCTCAACAACAACGCCTCTTCTTCTATCTTTGTTTGAGAAGTAAATGTCTACGCCAGTTAGATAACCAGTTGCAGCTCCACCAAATTGTTCTGGATCAATCAAGAATGACTGGGCCAATGGATCTGGTCCACCTCTACCTCTCTGTCTTCCTCCATTTTCAAATTCCGGAATATCCGACACAGCTAGACCACCATCAGTAAATACTTGTGGTACTGGTGGATCTTGCGGCGGTGGAGTGACCGGTTCTGGAGGATCAATTGGAGGATCAATGAATACAGGAGGTCCTGGAATTGGGTTAGGTACTAATACTACCTCTGGTGGTACTGTAATAGGCGGTCCAGGAATCTCAATTGGATTTGGAACTGGTACAGGAACATTAACTGTGTTTTCAATAATTGTTACTTCAGCAGGAGGCAACGATGTAATGACCTGATCAGTATCTCTTCTTGTCCTAGTAAATGTTTCTTGTGTTGTTGTAGCAGAAGGTAATGCCTGTCTAGTAGACGTAATTACATCACCTTTAGTTACTGAAAAGTTATAACAGTTAAATCTTGCATTAGCAATAGACAATGCTTCGTCTAATTGATTGACGTTTTGAACATCAGCAACTATAAACTCTCGCTCACCTGCAAAGAAAGTGTTAGCTGGTACTCTAAAGATACCAGTAATTCTTCCGTTAGGATCTGCTGTTAATGCATCACCCAAAGCACCCTTTGATCTAATCATTCGTCTTCTTCTTGAAGATGATAATCTGCTATCAATGTCTAAAGAATCAAAAGGATTGATTCTGCCAGCTGGTCTACAGTGACTTGTAACATTTCTTCCGTCAAACCAAATATAATGTCTCATACCTGGTCTTAAGCCAACTGCTTCAAATCTAATTTGAGTTCCAGGAATGTATGGTTGGAATGCTAAGTCTGTTACAAAGTCGCCAACTCTTCTCTGCGTAGTTCTTGATCTAGCACTTAACTGAGTTGTTGATCTTCTAATCTGTTGTGTCTGTACAATCTCTACAGTATTTGTTACTTGAGTGTCACCAACTTGCTGACTTACTACCTGAGATGATCTCTCATCAGAAACAACTTCTTCCCTTGTAAACTGTTGTGGAGCAATCTTGTTAAGTTCTTCAATAAGCGCTAATGTTCCACTAGCTGCATCAATATCAATCTGTACAGCTGCTTCTGGAGACTTAATGTTATCTACTCCAGCAAGATAATCTGGGAATAGTTTTACCGTTCCGTTATATTGCCAAAGAGCATTTGTTACTTTTCTTGTTCTTGTTGCGCGACCTTGGTTAATAATACTTCTCTGTATGTATCTTGGGAACACTAAGTCGTTTGATCTTGAAATCCTGTTACCTGATTTGAATTGTAAAGGCACGCTGTAGTTTTCAAATCTTGCAGTAAGAAGATTTCTTGCTGTATCAAAACCAGCCTTGAATTCTGTATTTAACGGATTACCTGTTGTCAATGATGCAAAGTTATCTACAATAAACCCGTTTTTAAATCTATTAGTTGTTGGGTCAGTTCTTCCAGGTAATACTTTATCTGAAGTAAACTTCTCTAGGAAGTTTAGTGAAGAGTAGTATTCAAGATTTGTTACTCTTTGATCAATGGATCTAATATCTTCCATTGTATATCTAACAAGCTGAGTTGCTTTTATTGTTGCGCCTAGATCTGGTCTCTTATAGAATCTTGCTTCAGCTGCACTGAGTGAAGGATACACTGGAACGTCTATAGTACCAAGTTGCATTGCTCCATCTGGTTTTGCAGGCAACTGAGGATTAACAGCCGGCTGTCCCTCTAATACTTGGATTTGTCTGTTCTTAAGTAGCAGTCTATCTTTTCTTGGTAGATAGAATGTTACGTTAGCAGTAAGTGTTGTATCTGGTGATGGACACTTGTTTGCTTCGTTGATTTGTTCTGTTAGAGACGGATTAATTGTAGCACTATCGTCTGTACAATCACCGCCTTCTGTTGCAGTGTTAGCTACCTCAGGTCTAAAATCAATACAGTCTCTTAGTTTAAATTCTCTACCACTTTGAGGAGATACAAAGATTGGAATCTCTTGAGTAGTTACTGCAGCTGTGTTTGCTGTATTTGCATCATCAACTGGATATGAGTTAATAGTAAAGAAACCTTGATCAGCACCTTTTACAAAATGTCTAAAGACAACTTTAAACTGATCTCCTGCAGAAATAGCAAGTGTTGATCCTGGCTTCTTACGTAATTTACTTAGACCGTAATATCCATCTTTCTGACCAGATATAATCTCAAACTCGTCTGTTACGTCTGTTGAGAATCCATCATAATCACTAGAATCTGTTGTTCCTGCTCCAGTGCCACTATGCACAGATACAAGTTTAAATGCATCTACTACACCAAGTGACCATGGGCCTGTAAGACCATTACCATTGCTGTCACAATCAATAGCTACTTCTGTAGTTGTAACAGTCTTGCCTACTCTCGTAGTTGATGTGTTCTTAGTATCAAATATAATATCTGTACTTAATGTTGAAGCAATTGTTTTGTTTAGTCCAATAGTTGCTACTGTTCCGGAACTACTAATTGTTACGTTAGCAACTGAATCAAGAGCAAGAGATATTGGATAGTTGTTTTGGAATGTCTGCAACATTGCAACGCCAGACTTTGTTCCTGGTGCTGTATCAACAGATACACAAGTTGAGTTAACAATGTTTCTTACTTGGAAAGGACCATCCGTTCCTAAGAAGTACATTTCACCTACTTTAATGTCTGATGTGCTGTCAATGTTTGTAATTTGTGTTGTCGAGCCAGTTGCAACGTCAACGCTAGTATCTACTGCAGCAGAGGCATTAACATTCTCTCTTGGAATGATAATGAAGTCTTTTTCTTGATTGCTTGATAGCGCACCATCGGCATATGGGAATTGCTCATCGCCCGTCAGTGTGATTGTTGCTTGACCTGATGTAGAGAAGTTTGTTCCTTTTACTCTATTTCTAAATGTATATGAAGCACCGTTAGCTACATCTTTTACGCCAGCTTGGCCAACTGGGAATACAAGCGATTTGCTTTGTCCGTCTTGAAGCACCGCATTGGTTTCTTTAATGTCTGCAATACCAAATACAGAATCATTTGTTTCTGTTAGACCGGATACTGTACCACTGTAGTGAACGATACTGTTAACATCTTTAAATCTTTTACCCGTGTTCATTTTTATATCATAAATGTACACGTTGTATTCACTTGTGCCGTTGTTGTTATTGTTGTTAATTGCAACTACGGATCTTACTTTTGCAGTACCAGTAATGTTTGCAGTTGTTCCATCATATACTACTGCAGTACTATTAACTGTTTGAGGCACTGCACTGTTTGCTGATGTGTGTGCATTAAATGCTGAGTCACAAAGAACAATAGTGTCGTTATTAGAGAATCCAAAGTCACCATATACGTTATCAACTTTAATGAAGTTGCCGTAGTTAAGAGAAATTGCTTGATCTACAACTGTATTTGTTACTGTAGCCTTAGGTAATAAAATTCTTTTTGTGTTAAAAATTTCAGTTCTATGGCCCAAGTTATATGCTACACCAGCACCAACCGTTGCCATGAAGTATTCTGTGTTACCACTAATACCTTGAGTAGCAAGAGAGAACGGCTGTAATACGTAGTCGCCACTTTCTTCATATGTCCTTCTTGCAATCTCATCTCCAAGCCTGTTAAGTTGGGCTTTCTGGTTAAGCTGTACTGGTCTTCCCCCTTCAAACTGAACCATTGATAGGAAGTTGTTTGAAGCTTCTGCGTCTACGGTAGTGTTTACTACCAACGTAGGTGTAAGTTTTAATCTATCTGCACCAGGCGCATTATAGTTGTTGAATCCAGAAGCATTGTCAAGCAAAGATGTATCACTTGCGCTGTTTATAATTGCTTCATTAGTAGTTACGCCAACTGTAAGATTGTCTGGATAATTCGTGTACTTAGATACTACAATTTGTTGCTCTTCAAATCTTTGGAAGTGTCCTCTCTGGAAGATAATACCATCACTGACTTGCATTGAGTGAGAGTTACCAACAGAGTTGAATTGTATGTTTCCAGAAACTTCAAACGATGAGTTAGCAATTGTTACTGTGTTAAGTTTCTCTAAGTTAAGTACAAAGTTGTTAGTTAAAAGGGTGTTTGCAATTTCACCGTTAGAGTATGCTAATGTAACTACAGTATTATCGTCTGGTGTAAATCCAGTACCATTGGCTGTAACGTTGATTGAAGATACTTTTGTACCTGCTGCAATTGTAACAATATTAGCAGCAAAGCCTGTTCCACCGCCATCTGTTGTAACAGTGAACGACATATCATTTGAGAAACCTTCTAAGTCAGTATTAGAAACAGTTACGCTTGTAATTCCAGCACTTGCTGGAAAGATGTCTAAAGTTTCACTTTCTGCAAAGATTGATTCTCCACCAGTACCTACGTTAAGGTAATGGAAGAACAATGTGTTAAGGTTTGGTGATTGTGTTTCTAGACCTGTTGATGTGTCATCGATTCTTGCTACTAGGTTAGCTTGGTTTCTAGCAAAGTCGCCTCTGCCAAATAAAGACATAACAACATCTTGGTTGTTTGTATCTTTGTCATTAATCTTAGCGTACTTGAGTTTAGTATCAAAGTTAAAGTTACATCCTTTAATGATACTACCTTCTTTAAATATGTGTGAACCAAATCTTTCAATCTGGTTTTGCAGGATTGATTGGAGCTGAGTTAATTCTCTAGCTTGCAAAGGAACAGCAGGCTTAAATAAAATCCTGTTAAAATTCTTATTCTCGTCGAAGTCGTCGTAATATGGGTTGACGTTAAGATCTGTTTCTAATGCCATTCTTTCCTCTAAAATTTAATCATCAGCTTAACTCTTTCAGTTTGTGAGTCGCTTCTTGTAATCGGCGTAATATTTTCTACGTATATTACTTCTCCAGTATGAGGCGTTATATCTGGTCCTGCTTCGCCAGTAAAGTATCCTTGAGCCTCACTACTTTGTCCTCTAATGTAAACCTCGCTACCTGCTTCGGATTCATTAAAGTTTCCTTTTTTGTTTGTAACCGCTAACACGTTCGCCGATGCAGTAGTATTTATACTATGAATAAAGGCTTCCGTGTCAGTTGTGTCCTGTATAATTTGCTCATCGACTACGAAGTCCAAAGACGATGCATTAACAAAACCTGTAAGTCTTGTTCGTTGATCAAAAACGCTAAAGCTAGATCCTGATCTTTCGTTTGTCTTAAATGACGCAATAGTAGTAGATGTGTTAGAAGTTTGACCCACTAATCTATGCGTTGTATTAGATGAAGTTGTTGTAAGGAACTGACCGTATACGTTTGATACGGTAACCGTTCCAGCTGATCTACCTGAAACAATTCCAGTAGCACCAGATTTATCTTGTGTAATTGTTTCACCGTCTGTAAATGAAGTACCTGTACCAGATGCTTCGTCAGTGGTTAATGTGTTTGCAATAGTAATAACTACATTAGCAAACAACGGATCCTTCAATATTGTTACTGTTCTAAAATCATTTACTGCAGGGATCTGAGAGCTTTCACTGTTTTCAAAGTCTACAGAAACACCAACCGTATCTCCATACAGCTCATTTATAACGTCTGATCCATGTCCACCTTTTGGTGCAATGATTGGCACTACGTTAGCATTGTTAGCAACAAGGCTACCAGTAATACCTGAGTTACCTTGAACAACTGCAGTAGCAAAACTATAACCTTCACCTCTGGATGTAATCTCAATAGTATCTACAGCAAATGTTGATGTGTTAATAATTGCTCTACCTTCAGCACCAGAACCGTCTCCAGTAATTGTTACTCGCGGAGTAATTTCAAACAATGATGTTGAATCAATTGTTGTTGAGAATGCGGAAGGTATCTTAATTCTTCTAGCAGAACCTGTTACAATATACTCGCTGATAGTTTTTGCTTGACCAGCTCCAGCACCTGCTTTGATGTAGAATGTACTTCCTTTATAGAAATCTGTGTTAGCTGAAAGAGCTGACGTTGCTGCAGTAACACTGCTCATTGTAGCATATTGATTAGATGTACTACCTACAGCAAAAACGTTTGTTGTTTGGCCAAAGAAGTCTCCAGCAATTTCTGCCACTCTTAAGAATGTAGTGTTTGCTTCTAGGATAACAGCATTGGCTACGTTGTTGGTTGTGTCTGGATCACCATTTGCATGTTTACCATACAGTCTTAATTTTTCTGGTACTGTATAGTTGCCAGGATTATCGCCGTGTGTTGAGTTTAATGTTATAGTAGCATTTGCCCCTGTAAGAGATTCTAGTTCTATAATAGTATCGTCACCACCAACAGCTGCAACTTTAACTACACCGTTAGCAACAGAGAAATATCTACTACCACCACTCTTAACGTCTACAACATCTATTGCACCTGCAACAGCATTTCCAGTTACGTTAGCATCTATTACTACGGGAATTTTATCTGATGTTTGAAACTTGTTATATGTTGCCTCTGGAATCTTAAACATATACTTCCACTGATATTTGTCACCAGTAGTAATGTAAACGTCATCGTCTGCTGATGTTTCATCTAACTGAGGCTTATCTGTTGATGCTGCACCTTTGTTATTAAACAAACATTTGAACACGGAATAGTCGCCACCAGACTCTTGAACTATAACAAAAAACTTTTTATTTCTCATGTCTGTTGTATGCTCGTATTGAGCATACTTTGTACCTGACGTCCATGCATAATGATCAATCATGTGTTTGATATCTGCAGTAGTAATTTGCTTACCGTAAATCATATCTCTATAGATCTGGTAGTATGAGTCTTCTATAGATGCGCCAGGATTAGGTGGAGTGTTATCATCTGAAAAAGCAGTGTGCTTTCCTAGTGTAACGTAATAAATTGAGTTTGCAGTTTCGTCCAATGACTCAACAAATTGTATTGCATTGTGTGTCTGAAAATTAGATGTTATTAGTTTCGTCATTTACTATACCGCTCCAATTGAGCTGTTTGATACTGTGATTACATTGTTAACAGTACTTTCTTTTACTACTCGACCGAACAGTTTTGTACCTGCAATATGTGCAGTCTTTAGTAGTATATCCCTATATTTATCCAAAGACAACCCAGATTCTACCAAATATGAATACGATTGATAGAAATCGTTGTCGTGTATGTATTTAGTATTCAAGAATGACGTCTTATCTGCCCAGAAGCCTTCTCCTTTACCTGTTGTAGTTACATTTGCTGTACCAGATACAACAATGTTCTGTTCTGTGTTTGTTGATACCATTGTTAGGTTAGCGCCATGCTGATATCCAAATCCACTATCTACAATATCAAACGCAGTCACAATACCATTAGCTGCTTGAGCAAGCGAAGTTAGATTTGCATTGTCACCAATAGGTCTAGTGTTGGCATCTGCTTCAACTGATATAACTGTACCAGTTGCTCCAGAGGTTGCTCCAGTAACAATAGCGTTGTTTACGAATCCTACAGAGAACGAAAGTCTCTTTAGTGATACTGAGTCGTCGCTCTGCGCGTATACTTTACCTTTAGATATTGATGATGCTACTGCACTTCCTGTATTTGCAATTTCAGCCTTGATAAAGTCTACTGATGTGTTTGGCAGTGAGATAAAGAAAGCTAAGTTAGCGCTATCATCATAGAATGGTGCTGTATTTGTTGTATCGTTTGTACCATTACTAAATCTTATTCTTGGATTCTTGATCTTTATGTGGGTTGCGTTAGATTGGAAAACGTCTCCAAGAGCATTTGCTGTAGAGTTAATTACCTGTTCAATTGTACCGCCAATAGCAAACGATTCAGTATTTACAGTAAATGAATCACCATTTGTATTTGCACCGGAGAAGGTTGTAAGTCCTAATGTCTGTCCAGTTTCTGATACAGTCTGGTTTACAGTTTCACCTACAACGAATGTTCCAGACTTTCCTGTAAGGTTTACTTTTAAATCTCTTCTATCGAACCCAGCTATACCTTTTGAGTACACTCTTACAAATGGATCCAAGTTATAATTATTACCAGGGTTGATTTCCGATAGTGCTGTAATTGTTCCTAAGTTACCAGAGAACCTTGTAAGTACAACATCAAGTACTGATGTGTAGTCTCCATCTCCATCTTTAGGGAAACCGTAACCAAAATCAAAACTTGGAGTGAACGATAAACCAGAACCGCCTGATAGATTGTCTGTATTGCCTGATGTATCAGCTGCAAAGAATCCTTCGCCATGGTTGTCAACTGTAATGCTTGTAACACCGCCAGTAGAGTTTGTTGTAAGATTGGCCGTTGCATTGACGTAAGGAGAACCGCCACCTGCGCCCCCTCTATCAAATACAATCTGTTGATTATTTGTGTATCCTGAACCACCTGCATCTACTGCTACGCTGTCCAGGAATCCGACACCTGAGTTACCACCGTCGATAATGCAATCCAAATAATTGACATTAGCGCTGTTATTAGAACCAATGATATCCGTATAAATAGTAACCGCGTCTTCATTCTCTAGTCCTCCAATCTTAAATGTAGCACCAGTACCTGTACCTACCAAAACTACATTAGCATATGTATTTGAATCTACACCAATGATATGAGCTGATTGGTTAGCAGTAAATGTCGCAGTTGCTCCATTGTGGAACTGGGTATTTCTAAATCCTATATGAGTTGCATTGGATCCAATTACCTGGCCATGAACAGACACATTTGCATAAGTGTCTACTACTGCTTCTACGTTGCCAGATGAAATGTCTGGATAATCTGATGCAACTAAAGCAAGATCAGATACACCTGTATCTGTTACGCCACTTGTATCAATTGTTACAATAGCGTTTGTCCTTCTACCTTTAACTTTTTTGTTTACGTTAAACTCACCCACAACGTCCTGTACTACTAATACTGTACTATTGGATGTTGAGATGGTTGCATTTGCACCTGAGTTTGTTACTGATATGTTAATCACATTAGCGCTATCTGACGCTCCATATTCAATATCGTCGTCCGTATTGAAAGTTCCAAATGAACCGTTAACAGTAATTACCGTAGAGTTAACGGCTGATACAATACCGTTCGCACCTGTATTTGCTTGAGTGATTGTTGTTCCTGTAGTAAATGATGCTGTGTTTGAAGTGTATGAAAGCTCTACAATGCTCTCTTCATCAATATCTTCGTTTGCTGTATTTGATTCAAACGTATGAGATGCATCAGCATATGTTACATTTAAACTTCTTGCAGGACCAAACGTACCGCTTGTTGGGAAAATAGTGACAGAAGCATTCTCTGTTGCGACGTCTTCTAATTTAATTACGTAACCATTTGCAATCTCGTTGTTAGCGCTATCCAGTCCTTTTATGATTGGAGCTGTGTTTGCATTGTCACTATTAGCAATAAATGTTTGTACGTTAGATATTAAATTGGTACCACTAATGATTGTAACTTTTTCTAATTTTTGATCTACTCTCTCAAAGTCAATAAATGAAGCGTTATCAATGAC